CGGAGCCAGAGTGCTGAATAACCTTTTCGAGCGTCGCGGCGCTTACCAGACCCTTTTCGGGTCAGGGATGCTGTTTGAGAAGCCGTCTGCCTCCGGGATGACGGTCAACGAAGACACGTCTCTGAAGTTGTCCGCCGTTTACGCCTGTGTCCGGCTTATTTCCGACACGATTTCGACGTTGCCGTACGACCAGTTCATCCGTCGTGACGGCCAGCGGTTCCCGTACCGGCCGAAGGACGGCTGGGTCGACCGTCCTTCCACCGAAATGCCAAAGACGACGTTCTGGAAGCAAGTGCTCATCTCCCTGCTGCTTGACGGCAACGCTTTCGTCCTGATTAGCCGGTCCGGCAACGAGATTGTTGAGCTGACGCCGCTAAACCCGAAGCAGGTTCGCATTGAGAAGGAGAACGGCCGCAAGGTTTACATCATTGCGGAGAACCAGCGGGTCACCGACGACCGGATGCTTCACCTGACCGAGATGCTCATGCCCGGCAAGCTGCGCGGCGTGTCACGCATCGATCAGGCAAAGGAAGCGCTCGGCCTCGGGCTCGCTCTAGAGGAGTACGCAGCACAGTTCTTCGGCAACGGCGCGTACGCGGGCGGTGTGCTGGAGTTCCCCGACAAGCTCTCCCCTGAGCAGCGCAAGGAGATTCGGGAGACGTGGAACTCTGTGCATCAGGGTCCGCGCCGTGCGCACCGCGTCGGGATGCTTTGGGGCGGGGGGAAGTTCAACCCGCTCACCGTCGACCCTTCCGCTTCGCAGCTTGTCGACCAGCGGAAGTTCGCTGTAGAGGAGGTTGCCCGTATCTTTCGTGTGCCGCCGTTCATGCTGGGCGTGTCGGAGAACGCGGCGATGGCGTTCGCATCCATCGAGCAGCAGCAGTTGTTCTTCCGGCAGCACACGATCCAGCCGTACGTTGAGATGCTGGAAGACCACTTTGCGATGCTGCTGGAGAACCCGAACTCGTTTATCAAGTTCAACATGTCGTCCATCGTCCGCGCCGACCTTGCCACCCGGTATTCGTCGTACAACACGGCGCTGCTGGCCGGGTTCATGTCGGTAAATGACGTACGCCGGCTGGAGGACATGGGTCCGGTGGACGACGGCGACCAGTACCGGGTGCCGCTCCAGAACATTCCGCTTACGGACGCCGGGGTCATTTCAATGAAGCAGAAGGCGTCGGTGGCGCAGTCGCTGGCGATTTCTGGTTACACGCCGGAGTCAATTGCTGAGCTTCTGGACATTGACGTGGATTCGTTCGGCCTGCCTTCCGTTCAGGTGCAGGCTCCGCCTGAGCCTGTTGAGGAGGCCGAGTAATGCCGGTGAACAGCGGTCGTGTCGCGGTTGGTACTGCGGCGACGGAAATCCCTGAGACGTGCGTCATGCCGTTCTCCATCCAGTTGCACAACGATGACAACACGGACGAAGTTTTTATCGGCGGTCCGGATGCGACTCCGACGACCGGGATGCAGTTGAACAAGTTGGAGAACCTTCGGCTTGACCTGAACCCTCTTGACCGTGTGTACGCGGTGTCTAGCAAGACCGGCCACAACCTTTCGTATGTTGTCTTCCAAAAGTCCTGCTGATGCCATACTTCATCACCGACGAAGCCGCAGACTGCGCAGGGTGGGCCACCGTAAAGGACGACGGTGAGGTGATGGGCTGCCACGACACGAATCAGGGCGCAATCGACCAAGCGCTCGCTATCGCACAGTCGGAGGGAAGCAGCTACGAGGGTGAGCGCAAGAAGAAGGATTATGTGCGCGACCTTCCCGACGCCTACCGGCCTGCCACAGCAGAAGATGTGCCGGAGGGCCGTGCGTGCGGCAACTGCGTGTTCTTCAACGAGGAGGACGTTGCGCCTGACGGTCGTGCGCGATGCACGAAGTGGGACGAGTATGTGGACGGCGGTTTCTACTGTGACGCTTGGGAGCCGCGTGAGGACGACGAAAGCCGGAATGTGGACCTAAGTCTTCCGGGTTACATGCGTGAGGCTGCTGAGCAGGGCGTCGAGTATCACGAGGAGGGGCTGTCGGGCGACGGTGTTGTTGCTCGGACGGTTGCGGATGCTCGTGCTATGGCTCGCGGTGAGATTTCGGAGGACAAGGTTGTTCGTGCGTCGGCGTGGGCTGCACGTCACCGTGTTGACCTTGACGCTGAAGGTGCGCGACCGGATCAAGATGGTTATCCGACGCCGGGGGCAGTCGCACATCTGCTTTGGGGTATCCCAACTGGTGCGCGGTACTCTGATGCTGTTGCTTGGTTCGATCGCAAGGCCGAGCAGGTAAAGGCCGACAGGAGTGTGATGATGGTGACGCCCGTTGAGCCGCGTGCCAAGGGTTCCAAGGCAGAGTTCCGTTCGTTTGAGGGCGAGATTCGCGCCGAAGGGGACGGGAACACGTTTGTCGGGTATGCGGCGAAGTTCAACGTGCCGTCGGAGCCGCTCCCGTTTACCGAGCGCATCGCACCCGGCGCATTCCGCAAGTCGCTCCGCCAGCGGTCCAAGGACGTGCGGCTTTACATCAACCACAACTCGGACATGGTGCTGGCGTCGAAGCGTTCCGGCACCCTCCGCCTTTCTGAGGACGAGACGGGCCTGCGGGTGGAGGCTGACCTGCCTGACACCACGGCCGCACGGGATTTGCGCGCCCTGATGAACTCCGGCGTCGTTTCCACCATGAGTTTCGGATTTACGGTCCCTCGTGGCGGTGATAAGTGGTCTGGTGATGGGATGGAGCGGACGCTGAACGGCATCAACCTGCATGAGGTGTCCGTCGTCACCGGATTCCCGGCTTACCCGCAGACCGAGGCTGCCGTCCGGTCGCTGGAGAAGCTTTCCGAGCGGACCGGCATCGACGTGGACGAGATTCACGAGGTGCTCGACGCGCTTGCCGATGGCGATCAGGTGGACCCGTCGAAGGCCGACCTGCTCATCAACGCCATTACCGAGGCGAAGCCGACGCCGGAGCCGCAGCCTGCCGACCTGCTTGGTCTGAAGCAGAAGCAGGTTGACCTTCTTGCGAAGAAGTGGTGACAAGCGCCAACGTGCGATAATCTTTTTGCATGTGCCGCTACCCACGCGGACCGCTTGCCGCTAACCACGCGGAAGCCACAAACCATTTCCTTCTAGTCCCTACGGGGGTGACACATGCAGCAGTACATCGACCGTCAGGTTGAGCTGCGCAACCGTGCGTGGGAGGAGGCCAAGAGCCTTCTTGACCACGCCGCTACCGAGGCCCGTGACCTTTCGGGTGAGGAGCAGGCGCAGTACGACCGCATCGTCGCTGACATTGACCGTTACGACGAGTCCATCAACCGTTTCCGTGAGGACGCGGAGCGCGAGGCGCGTGCCGTTGAGGCCCGCATCGAGGTTCCCACCGTCGAGTCCAAGGTCGAGACGACCACGGACAACGACATCCTCCGCAGCCTTCTGACTGGCGAGATTCGCGGTCACGTCTTCGAGATGCGTGACAGCTCCAGCCCGATGAGCACGTCCGCTGACGCGGAGCTCGTGCCGCAGGGCTTCTACGACCAGATTCAGGAGATTCTCCGGTACACCGGCCCCGCGTTCGAGCCGGGCCTGTACACCATCCTGAACACGGCGTCGGGGAACGACATCAAGGTTCCGCGTCAGACCGCTTTCTCGGCCGCCACGGCGACCGCTGAGGGCGCGCAGTACGCCGTCTCCAACCCGACCGGCGAGTCCTTCACCCTGAAGGCGCAGAAGGTGGGCGTTCTTCTGAAGACGAGCCGCGAGATCATCGAGGACAGCGGCATTCCGCTGGTTCCGTACCTCGCCCGTCAGGCCGGTGAGGCTGTCGGGTACAAGGTCAACGACCTTCTCGCGGTCGGCACGGGCACCGTCGAGCCGCAGGGCATCTTCGACGCCGCTGGTTCGGGCGTCACGGGTGGCACTTCTGTCGCTGGTGCGTTTACCGCTGACAACCTGATCGACCTGCTCCACTCGGTCGACTCGGCTGTTGCGGCGCGTCCGGCCACGGCCCTCCAAATGAGCCGTGCGACCCTCGGTGCGGTCCGCAAGCTCAGGGACGGCGACGGGCGCTACCTGTTCGAGTACGGGGCTGCTGGTGAGCCCCGCATCCTCGGCGAGCGCATCGTTGAGAACCCGTTCGCTCCCGCCGTTGGTGCCGGAAACAAGTCGGTCATCTACGGTGACATGAGCAGCTACCACGTGCGTCAGGTCGGGGGTATCGAGGTTGCGCGTAGCGACGACTTCGCCTTCGACACGGATGAGGTCGTGTGGCGTGTGGCCATGCGCGTCTGGGGTGACCTCGGACAGTCCGCGAACGTCAAGTACTTCGAGGGCGGTTCGTGATCTGACTGGTAAGTTCCGGGGCGGGTCGGCAGCGCAGGGCCGGCCCGCCCCGGTACCTGCGTCCCTGCGCTGACAAGTGAGAAGCAAGTGGGAAAGCCTGCGCGTAGTCCCCGAGTTCATTGGTTCTCTAACCATCCTGAGATGGGTACCGGATACGGAACCCAGTCTGCTCAGGTGTTGCGGCGTCTGAAGCGGCGCGGCCATTCGACATCTGTTCATGCGAACTTCGGCCATCTGAACAGGATTGGCAAGTGGCACGGAATCCCGGTCTACCCGCAGGGGTACGATTCGTGGTCGCAGGACGTGATCATGTCCCACTATCGGGACGTGCAGATTCAGGACGACTCTCCGCTTGTTCTTGCGACGCTGTGTGACGTGTGGGTGCTGGCGAACCCGCGTCTAGACGACATCGACACGATTTGGTCGTGGGTGCCTATCGACCATAACGGTGTGCCTCCGGCCGTTGAGAAGTGGCTGGTGAAGCCGAACGTGACGCCGATTGCCATGTCGAAGCACGGTTCGACGGCGATGTCGGCGAAGGGCATCCATCACGTTTACATCCCGCACGCTTTGGAGAAGCATTGGAAGCCTTCGGAGTTCAAGACTGACCCGTGGCCCGGCAAGTTTGTCGTCACCATGCCGCAGGCCAATAAGGGGGTTCTCCCGTCTCGCAAGCAATGGGGCGAGAACCTGCTCGCGTTCTCCATCTTCGCTCGTGACAAGGACGATGTGGTTCTCTACCTGCACACGGACCTAACAGGTTCGGGGCATGGCATCGACCTTGGCGCGCTGATCAAGGCTTGTGGCATTTCGCAGGACAAGATTCGGGTTGTCGACCAGTACGAGCACCGTATGGGTGTGGACGATGACACGATGGCCGCCATCTACTCGCGGTCCGACGTGCTCCTGTCCGCCTCGGCGGGAGAGGGGTTTGGCCTGCCGGTGTTGGAGGCGCAGGCGTGCGGCACGCCGGTGATTGTGTCGAACTTTTCGGCGCAGCCGGAGCTGGTCGGCGACGGGTGGATTGCGCAGGTTCAGCCGCAATGGAATCCGACGCAGTTGGAGTGGTTCTCGACGCCGCTGGTTCCGTCTATTGTGGAGGCGTTGGAGAAGGCGTACGAGCGTGGTCCGTACAAGGTTTCGGAGCAGGCTGTGGAGTTTGCGAAGCAGTATGACGCGGACCGGGTGTTTGACGAGGGTTGGGTGCCGCTGCTGGACGGTGCGGCATGAGGCTTCTTTGGCTTTCCCATCAGTTCGCCGCGTTTGAGCCGCAGCCGAAGCGCACGGGTCTGCTTCCGGGCCTGTACGCCGGTGGCGCGGAGATGTCGACGGAGGAGATGCTTGCGCAGGCTCCGGAGGGTGTGGAGGTTGTTCGGCATCATCTTCCGCTGGCCCTGCCGGACCTTGACGAGTACGACCTGATTGTTGTCGGCGCGACGGAGCATCTGAATCCGGCGATGCAGACGGCGCTGCTGCCGTACCGTCCGGTCGTGTGGGTCCGGTCGCCGCAGCAGTCGTGGCGGATGGAACTGTTCCGTGCCGCCCGGCTGATGGTGTGGCCGTCCCACGAGTGCGCACGCTGGCACACATGGTTCGACCTGCCCTACCAGATTTGCCCTGCCCCGATGGACGTGTCCGCCATCCCACGAGACGGCGTGAAGGAGAACGTGGCGTTGTGGGCGGGCCGGAACATTTGGCATAAGAACCCTGACGGGGCGCGCAAGTGGGCCGAGGAGAACGGCATTCCGTTCCGTGCGGTGACTGACGCGGACCGTGAGACGGTGCTGGCAGAGATGGCGACCGCCAAGTATTTCGTTCACCTGCCGAAGAACATCATCGACCCGTGTCCCCGTACCGTGATCGAGGCGCAGATTGCGGGCTGTGAGATTGTCACAAACGAGCTGTGTGGCAGGGTTCCGGGCGACACTCCCGACGAGGTTGCCGAGTTCGTGTCTGGCGCTGGCGAAAGGTTTTGGGAATGGACGCTGAACGCCTGATTGCGCTCGAAGCGCAGTTCTCTCCTGCCGTGGAGAAGGGCCGGGGAGTTTTCTCTCCGAAGGACAGGAACCCTCATGCGCCGTGGAACCTCGGTGGCGACAAGATGGCGGCCGACCGGAACAACTACGCCCACGTCTACTCTGCGCTGCTGAAAGACCTGAACCCGCAGCTCGTCGTGGAGTTGGGCGTTTTCCGTGGCGCGTCGCTTGCACTCTGGTGCCACCTGTACCCCGAGGCGATCGTCGTCGGCCTAGACCTTGATTTTGAGCGGTTCAAGGAGAACCGTCCCGCTCTCGTGTCACGGGGCGCGTTCACCTACAACCAGCCGATCCTGCACGAGTGGGACGCCTACGGCGACGACACGGACTTCCTTGCCGACCTGCCGGGAATTGACCTGTTCGTGGATGACGGGCCGCACACGCGGGATGCGATTACGAACACGGTCCGGCTGGTCGCCCCGCTGATGAACCCCGGCGGCGTGTACGTCGTGGAGGACTTCCCCGGCGGTGGGGACATTCTCCGCGACTTCTTCCCGAAGGCGCAGATTATTTACGCAGGTCGTATCTCAGCAGCGAGGCTGTAGACTGCTCCGGCCCGGAGGTTCCTGATGGCTAACTATGCGACCGTGGCAGAGCTGAAGGCTGCTCTCCGCATCAGCGACAACGTGGACGACACGCTGCTGAACACCGCTCTCACGTCCGCGTCGGCGTGGGTGGACGGATGGTGCGACCGTTCGTTCGAGGCCGCAGGCACAGCCGTCACCTACCGGGACTACATCCCGACCGGCACGTTTGAAACCCTGTTCATCGACGACGCGGTGGAAATCACCGAGATTCGCGTTGACGATGACCTTGACCGGACGTTCGCGGAGACGCTGCGGGACATTGACTGGCAGGCGGAGCCGGTCAACGAGACGACGTACGGCATCGCCCTGCCGTACTACCGGGTGAAGCCGTTTGAGGACGGATACTGGCCGACGTGGCGCGGTCAGGCCACCGTCCGCGTGTACGCCCGTTACGGATGGCCGGACATTCCCGAGGCTGTTCACGAGGCGACCATTCTTCAGGCGTCCCGCCTGTTCACCCGTCTTGACTCGCCGCTGGGAGTGGCAGGGTTTGGTGACATGGGGGCTATGCGGGTGTCTCGGTTTGCGGACCCGGATGTGGAGCTGCTGCTTCAGCCGTATCGGAAGATTCGCTACTTATGAGTTCCATCGCGGACCTGCGAGACGGCATCGCAGAGCGGCTTGAAACTGTCCCGAACCTTCGCGTGTCCGCGACGTTTCTTGACGCGCCCCGCCCGCCGGTAGCGATGGTTCTGCCGGAGCGGGTGGACTACGACCTGAACGCGAACCGTGGCGCAGACACCTTTTTCTTCCTGATTTCGCTGCTGGTTGGCCGTGCGGATGATCGGGCGGCCCAGAGGAACATCGACACTTACATCGTCGGGGCCGGTTCGGTGAAGGCGGCTATCGAGGCCGACCGGACCCTCGGGGGTGTGGCGAACACGGCCCGCGTGACAGAGATGCGAAACTACGGTCAGGTCAGCGTCGGGGACGTGGTGTATCTTGGTGTCGAGTTCGAGGTGGAGGTAGTCGCATGATGTACCGTGTTGTTTCTAAGCGGATGGCGTTCCCTGAAGGTTCGCTTGTGACCGCCGAAGACCTCGGTGGTAACATGAGCGTGCTTCTCGCCGGAGGCAAGGTTGTTCCGGTGGAAGACGCACCGAAAAAGACGACCAAGAAGGTTCAAGAGCCGGAACCTGTCCCGGCGCTAGAGGATGACTCGGCTGACCAGCCGGAGGAGCAGGAATAATGGCACGCACCGTTCTTACGGACGCTTACATCAGCATCGCGGGCGAGGACTTCTCGGACTACATCGCGTCGATTGAGTTCAACGACGAGGCCGAGGAGATCGAGACGACGGCGTTCGGTCAGACCGGGCGTACTCGTGTCGGCGGCCTCCGTGACCAGTCGGTTGCTCTGGACTTCCACCAGAACTTCGACCCGGCCGAGATTGACGCGACCGTCGCGCCGCTCGTTGGTGGCACCGCCGCCATCGTCATCGGCCCGAAGGGTTCTGCTGTCGGCACCGCGAACCCGCACTACACCGGCTCGGTCCTCGTGACTGAGTGGGGTTGGGGCGGCGGCGTCGGCGAGCTCGCCACGAAGTCGGTCACTTGGCCGGTCGACGGCGTTCTCACCCGTGGTACCGCCTGAAATCTCTAACTGAATAGGAGTCAAGGACATGTTTGCTGTCACCCTGCGCGTTGAGACGACTGATGGCGAGGGGGAGTACCCCGTTACCCCCCGTGTCGTTGTCCAGTTTGAGCGCGAGTTCCAGACTGGCCTCGGGCGGGCTTTCCAGACCGACCAGAAGGCGGAGCACATCTACTGGCTGGCTTGGAAGGCGTCCGGGTCGAAGAAGGGCTTTGACGCTTGGCTGGACACGGTTCGGGATGTTCAGATTATTGAGGGTGGCGAACTCCCTTTGTCCGAGACTCCATGACGATGCTGGTGGCGTCCGTCGCTGTTGAGACGGGCATCCCACCACAGTTCATCATGGAGGACAGTCACATGCTGAAGGCGATGCTGGCGGTCCTGCACGAGCGGGATAAGCAGGCGCGCCGTGGGAAGAAGTAAACCGGGAGTTCGCGTCGTCGGACTGCGCCAGTTTCAGAAGCAGTTGACGGCTTTGGGCGACGATGCTGTTGATGAGCTGAAGCGCGCTCATCTGGAAGCGGCGAAAATCGTCGAGGGTGAAGCGAAGCGGATTGTTCCGCGTCACGGGTCCACGTCTGTTATCTCTGGGACGCCGTACTGGCGCACACCTCCGCACGCTTCGGGGAACATGGCGAACACGATTCGTTCTGCCGGGCAGCGGCGGGGCGGTTATGTCCGTGCGGGCCGTAAGGCCGTCCCGTATGCCGGGCCTGTGCATTTCGGTTGGCCGTCTCGGCCTGATCCGGCGAAGGGCTGGCAGGGTGGCCCTATCCGTCCTAACCCGTTCCTTTACGACGCGCTTGACAAGCGTCGTGAGGAAGTTGCTAATGCCTTCGCTGGGTACATTGACGACATTCGGCGGCAGAACAGACTCTGAGGTGACGCATGGCGGGTAGGAAGACGAGCGTCATTCAGGTGATGATTGCGGGTGATTCCCGCGATCTTCAGAAGGCGACGAAGACTGGCGCGAGCGCGTTTGGTGTTCTTGCTGGCGCGGCTGCGGCTGCTGCGAAGGTAATCGCGTCGGCTGCGGGTGCTATCGCAGGGTTCTCCATCCGCGAGTTCGCCAAGTTTGACGACGCGATGACCCGTTCGACCGCCATTATGGGCGACATGTCGGACACGATGCGGACCGACATGGAGCAGGCGGCCCGCGACGTTGCCAAGTCGACCCGGTTCACCGCCGAGCAGGCCGCAGAGTCGTTCTTCTTCCTCGCCTCTGCCGGTTTGGATGCCACACAGTCGTTGCAGGCTCTCCCGCAGGTTGCGGCGTTCGCACAGGCCGGTGCGTTCGACATGGCCCGCGCCACCGACCTTCTGACGGATGCGCAGTCTGCTCTCGGTCTGACCGTTGACGACACCGCCGAGAACATGGCGAACATGGCGCGAGTGTCGGACGTGCTCATCGGCGCGAACACGCTCGCTAACGCGACGGCAGAGGAGTTCTCTGAGGCGCTGACGAACAAGGCCGGTGCCGCACTCCGAGTCCTCGGGAAGGACGTTGAGGAGGGTGCGGCGGTCCTTGCGTTCTTCGCCGATCAGGGTGTCAAGGGTGCGACGGCCGGTGAGGCGCTGAACATCGTCCTCCGAGACGTGACCCGTGCGGCCGGAAAGAATCAGGACGACTTCGAGAAGCTCGGCATTAATGTTCTGGATTCGGAGGGGAACCTTCGGAACATGGCCGACGTGGTGGACGAGTTCACCGACCTCCTCGGCCCGATGTCCGACGCCCAGCAGGCCGTCACTCTCGACCAGCTCGGACTGACCCGTTCCGTTGGTAACAACATCCGACAGCTCCTCGGCGGTGGGGATGCGATTCGGGAGTACGAAGACGCCCTGCGCGAGATGGGCGGCGTTACCGACGAGGTTGCCGACAAGCAGTTGCAGTCGTTCTCCGCGCAACTCGACATTCTTCAGTCCGGTTTCGCCGACATCGGCATCACGATTGGTGAGGCGCTCGCCGGGCCGCTCGGCCGGTTTGTCGAGTGGTTCCAAGGCCAGCTCCCCGCCATCGAGGATTTCGTCGAGCGCGCTATCCCCAAAGTTGAGGAGTTCGTCAACCGTTCAATTACGAAGTTCGGGGAGTTCAAGACGTTCTTCGACGAAAACCTGCGTGAGCCGCTCAACGAGTTTCGGGAAAGCCTGCAAGAGTTTGGCGCTATCGGCCTTGGCGAACTGGAGGCGCTTGTGGAGCGTTTCCGCAAGTTTGCGCCGGACTTCCGCGCCGCGCTTGACGAGGGCGACCCAGAGGAGGCCGGAAGGCTGCTCGGCGAGTTCATCGCCAACACGTTCCGCAGCGCTTTCGAGGCCGCCGGGGACATTACGGAACCGCTCGCCGAATGGGCCAAGTCGCAGGACTGGGGCGCTATCGGCATAACGGTCGGCGCGTTTGCCGTTGACTTCCTCGTCGGGTTCTTCAAGGGCATGTTCAGCGACCCGGCCACGGCCCGAAACGAGGCCGACCAAGGCACCAGCACCATCAGCAGCATCTTCAGCGACAGCCTCCTGAACGGCCTGTTCGCAGCGCTGATCGTGTCCCGCATCCCCATCATCGGAGCGCCAATCCGGTTCCTCCTCCGCCCCCTGTTCGCCGGGTTCAAGCGTCTCGGAGGGGCGTTCTTCACCCGTCTCGTCCCGTTCCTCGCCAAGGGGCTCCTGAAGGCCATCTGGACCGCCATCCAGCTCGTCGCTATCGGTATCGCATCCCTCGGCCGGATCATCCTGTCGGGTATCGCCACCGCGTTCCGCACCGCGTTCGCGTCAGTAGCGACCGCCCTCCGACCGCTGTTCCAGACTCTCCTGATTTCCGTCCGTGGGGCGTTTCGACGGTGGGCGTTCCGGTTCGCTGGGGTCGCCGGAGCGACGATTCGCACGGCAATCATGGCACTCCTGAAGGTCGGCGCGAAAGCCCTCCTGAAGGTCGTCGGAGGGTTCATCACCGCAATCTTCGGCTGGCCCGCCCTCCTCATCGCCGCAATCGTCGCCGCAATCACCATCTTCATCGTCCGGTTCCGAAACTGGTTCAACACGCAGGACCGCGAGTTCGAGAACATCGGTGAAGCGCTCGTAGAGTTCGTGTTCCAAGGAATCCGCAAGTTCGACACTTGGTTCAAGAACAACGTGGTCAGGTGGTTCAACGACCGTTTCATGGAACTTGCCGTCTGGTTCGCCGGAAAGGTTGACAGTTTTCGAGCGTGGGGCAAGTCCATCATCGACGGAATGGTTGACGGAATTAAGAGCAAAGCGTCCGCCCTGAAGGATTCCCTCGTCGACGCGGCCCGGAACGCTTGGAACGCGACCAAAAACTTCCTCGGTATCTCCTCCCCATCCAAGCTGTTCGAGAACATCGGGCAGGACATGATGGAGGGCATGTCCAAGGGCATCAACGAGTCTGCTGGGATTATTCAGGCGTCTGTCGGGGTGAACTCCCAGATGGCGGCGAACGAGGCTCGTAGGTTCGCTGAGATGGCCGCAGCACAGCGTGCCGAACGGGAACGTCAGGTTGCCCCTGCTCCCACCAACGTCAACGTCACGGTTACTTCTGCTGATCCGCAGGCTGTTGTTGAAGCTATCCGTCGGTTTACGCGGGCGAACGGTCCTCTTGGCGGCTATGTACGTCTTGGATCTGGAGATTTTGTGTGATGATGGCGATTTCGGAGCCCATTCGCCGTTGTGTAAGACGATTTTGGGCGACGATTACTGCGATGGGTATTATTGACCGCTACACTCTCGCCAGCGAGCCGCTTGATCAGGCCGATAACCTGCATAAAAGCCGCTCAAAGGAGTAGCAATGGCAGACCCGTTCGCTTCGTTCCAGCCGACCATCGACGGTCCTGCTGAGAACGCCTTTGCTATCGGTACTGCCGATTACGGCAGTGCCCTGTCTACTGCGGCGCGTGCTCTGTACGTCGGTACTGGTGGCAGCGTTGTCGTCGAGACGGTCGGTGGTGGGGAGGTGACGTTCACGAACGTCGCGGATGGTTCGTTCCTGCCGGTGCGTGCTGCGGCTATCGGGACGGCGACGGACGCGACGGATCTCGTCGGGCTGGTCTGATGCGGCTCGGTCTGAGTCTTGCGCTGACCCGCCTGTTCCCGGTTGGTAGCGGCGGGGGTGGGGCGGCCGTTGCTGTTTCTCACGGGTTCGGTACTCGCCTATCTGCTTATTCTTGGTCACCCGGTTTTGGCGCAAAGTACGCAGACCCATTTCCCGGACTTCCCGGCACTAGTTTCGACGTTAAGTTTTCTCCATCTAACGCAGACGTAGCGGCGACCCACCTTAACGGTTCTTATTTTTCGGTCTACCCGTGGGGTCCGGGCTTCGGTGCTAGGTATGCGGCCCCTGCCTCTGCGCCGCCCAATGTGGGCGAACGTTTGCAGTGGTCCCCCTCCGGTGACGACATAGTCGTCGCTACTTACGGAGGAGCGCCTCATGTTTTTGCTTACGCATGGTCTTCTGGGTTTGGCACAAAGTACGCTGACCCATCTCCGGCAATAGGAAGCAGCGCCCGCGGTATTTCGTTTTCCCCTTCGGGCGCGGACATCGCTCTTGGATACTCGACTCCACCTTACGTTTCGGTTTACTCGTGGTCTTCCGGTTTTGGGGCGAAGTACGCAGATGCGGCTGCTCCAATAACGAGGCCTTGTTACGCTGCTGCCTTTTCTCCGTCAGGGGCAGACCTTCTTTTGGGGTTGAACCTTTCGCCGTATTTGGCGGCGTATGCTTGGTCGGGCGGTTTTGGAACAAAGTACTCGGACCCGCCGGGAGGCATCAGCGACGAAGTCAATGATTGCGCTTGGTCCTTGACGGGAACGGAAGTTATCGCGGCACATGACCGTGCCCCTTATCTTACAAGTTTTGAGTGGGGTCCCGGATTTGGTGCCAAGTACGCCGACCCGTCTCCGGCCATTCCGGCAAACGGCGCGAGGGTGGCATTTTCTGCGGCTGACTCGTCGGTCGCGGCAACCTACGACGGCGGCATCGGCCTATCTGCTTATTCTTGGTCACCCGGTTTCGGCGCAAAGTACGCAGACCCATCTACTCCCCTTGCTGGTTTGGCGAGAGGCGTAGATTTCACGACAGCATAATCATCTAACACAAGGAGCAACACATGGAAGAGAAGACACCCCTCGAAGCACGACGCGAAGAGGTCGCCCAGTACGACCACAACATCGCCGTCCTCACCGCCGTCCTCGACTCACTCCCGCAGGAGTGGCCCGACGACCTCGCCAAGTGGCGCAAGCCGAAGAACCAGCACGCCGCCGTCGAGGACGTCCCCGACGACCGTGTCGACGAGGTGTCCGCGCTGTGGTTCGCGGACGAGACCCGTCACCGCATTAAGACGGAGAAGGTTGAGCGTGCGAAGGCGGCGGCGATCCTCGCTGTTGAGGAGTCGCTGGCCGATGCTGTCTGATTCGTGAGGCGGGTTTCGAGGTGAGTGTCTGATGGCGGTTACTCCGAACTTTTCGTGGCCTACTCCTGATGATTCGGATGCGGTGTCGCAGGGTGCTGCGGCTATCCGTTCGTTGGGGTCAGCTATTGACAGCACGGTGGCTGCCGGATACCGCTATGCGGGTACGCGGTATTACACGTCGTCGGGTTCCTTTGCGAAGGCTGACCCGTTGGGGACGGGCGACATCGGACTGCGCGCTATCCGGGTGCGGATGGTCGCTGGTGGTGGAGGTGGGGCTGGTCTTCCTGCGACTGGAGCGACCGAAGCCGCCGTATCCGGAGGTGGGGGCGCTGGTGCTTATGCCGAATCGTTCATCACGGACATCGCCGGTCTTGCCTCGAGTGTGACCGTCACTCGCGGCTCCGGTGGCGCAGCAGGTTCAAGCGGTAACGGTTCATCTGGTGGAGCGTCGTCATTCGGTGCGACCGTGACTGCTAATGGAGGTGGCGGCGGCATTCGAGTTCTATCGGACCCCATTTTTACCGCTCCCGGAGAGGCTGGAGGAACTACGGGTACCGGCGACCTTGTAATCGCCGGTGGCGACGGCGGCGGCGGGGTCGCGCTGACGCTCTCAGATACGCGAGTTTTGGGAGGTTTTGGCGGAGCGAGTCTTTTCAGCGGCTCTAGAGAAGGTGGGCGTGGCGACAACCCTCAGAGTGGACTTCTTTATGGCGGCGGTGCGAACGGACACGGAATCGGTGACTCTACTGCTGCTTCTGATGGCGCTGCGGGCGCGAACGGCATCGTCATTATTGACTGTTTCGTCTGAGGAGGCTGAACATGGACCTTGAGAGTCGTGAAGCGGTGTGGGCGGTCGTCCGTGACGGCGTGGTTGAGAACACGGTCGTGTGGGACGGCGAAAGCGCATGGTCGCCGCCGGATGGCGCGGACCTTGTGAGCCTTGCCGACCATCCTCATGTTGGTATCGGCTGGGATTATGTGGACGGCGAGTTCGTAGACAACAGGCCTGAGCCGGAAGATGGCTGACGTTCAGGTACTTATTGACCGCGGCTCCGGGTTCGAAGACCTGTCCGACTACGCCACCTCACTTTCCATCACGCGCGGACGCACGGACGAGACGGAACCGTTCCAAACGGGACGGGCCAGCATCAACCTTCGCAACCTTGACGGCGAGTTTGACCCTGCCGGAGACGAACTACGCCTCCGCGATCGCGTTGTCATTTATGTCGGAACCGGCCTGTATGAATCATGGTCGGAACAGACAGGTGCATGGGACGAACTTGACCCGACATTGACATGGGTTGGCCCCAAAGTATTCACCGGCTTTATCGAAGACGTGACGCTCGGATACTCCCTAAGTGGTGATGCTGAAGCGCTCGTTTCCTGCGTGGATGGTTTCGCGCTGCTCGCCAACCAGCAAATCGTGGATGAGACAGTTTCGATTGAGGATTCAGGCGCACGGATCAATACGACCCTTGGAAATGCGGGAGTGTCTTGGCCGTCGGAAACTTCGGTTGACACGGGCATTTCGGTGTTGGCTGCTGGAACAGCGACGGGGAACGCACTTCAATACATGAGGCAGATTGAGCAGTCCGAACAGGGCTATTTCTTTGTAGACAGAGACGGCACGCTGACTTTTCTGAACCGTCACACGGCTCTGGACAATCCGATTGCTGGTACTAAGTTTTCTGACGATGGCACCGGCATCCCTTACGAACGGGTTGAACGGTTTTCCGGAGCACGCAGCCTGTTCAACAAGGTAACCGGCGCGTTGGCCGACGGAACGAGCAAGACGGCCGATAACGCGACTTCTCAGGGGGAGTTTTCTATCCGAACTTTGGACGTCGGAACCGTTCTGCTTTTGTCGCCTGTTACGCTGGAAGACCTTCTCCAGTATCTGCTGACGCAGTTTGAGGAGCCAGCAACGCGAGTCGATGCGCTTACCGTCAACCTTGAACGGCTGTCACAGTCCGACGCGAATAAGGTGGCGTCATTTGAGCTTGCGGACATTTGCGATGTTGAGTTTACGCCGCCGGGTCGCAGCTTGTTTTCGAACGCGCTGCTTGTTCAGGGCATTTCGCATCAGGTGACCGTTGGCGGTGCGTGGGAAATTGGCCTTTCGTTTCAGCGCCGCGAGACCCGCGCTTTCTTTATTCTTGACGATGGCGTGCGCGGTAAACTAGACGATAACCCGCTGGCGTTCTAGGAGCAGAAATGTCGTTCGTTACACCGAAGACATGGGTAGTTGGTGAAGTCCTGTCCGCTGCGGACATGAACACCTATGTGCGCGACAACACCGCGTCGCTCCATAACGGCTACCGGTTCGTTGCCCGTCGCTTTTTCGATTCCGCCGGAACCGCAACCTTCACAAAGTCCGACCCGATGGGCGACGGTTCGGTTGACGGTGACGACATCAGGGCTTACCGAATCATTTGCGTCGGTGGTGGCGGGGCTGGTGCTGGAGGAAAGACGACGGGCGCAGGAGAATGCAGTCCTGCGGGTGGTGGATGTTCCGGCGGGTACGCGGAGAAGTTTGCTTTGGCGTCGGATTATTCTGCGACGGAAACGGTTGTTGTCGGTGCGGCGGGTGTTCCCGCGTCAGGCGATGACGGCGGCGACGGAACAAGCAGCACTTTCTCGTCGGGAGCAGGTCTTGTTCGCGCCCCCGGAGGTAGAGGCGGGAAGGTGCGCGCTGCGGTTATCGCACCGCCTTCAACTTCGCAGTCTCCTTTCCTGCCTACGACGAGTGCTGTCGGTGACATTACGAATGACGGGCAGTTGGGTCAGGGTGCGATTTGTGCTGCTTCGTCTGTTCAGATGGGCGGCAATGGTGGTTCTAGCCCGTTCGGTTCGGGTGGTTCCGGTCAGGACAAAACGACGGGTTCAAGTTTTTCGAATGCTGAAGGTTTTGGCGGCGGTGGTGGTGGCCGTAGTGTTTCGACGGCTAGCACGGGTGCCACGGCGGGCGGCAACGGTTCTTCCGGTCTTGTTATCGTGGAACTGTACGCCTGATGGACCCGCTCCTCATGGCAGGCGGATGGGCAGCAGCACTCCTGTCTATCGGTGGCGCAGCGAGGGGCGTTTACATTCTGTTTCTGAAGGCGGTGAAGGTCGCTATTCGTGAGGAGATGGCGCGCATGTGGACGGACCAAGACCACATCGAGCAGCGGCTCACCGCGCTGGAGACTGCGCTGTCGTATGTGCGTGAGCAGGTGGAGACGCTTACCGCCATGATGCAGGCGCACATCGAGGACAAGTGACTGACCGTTGGAAGCACCGGCGCAGGCTGGTCTATTTCACGGTCGGGTTTGCGACGGCGATGATTCTGTTCGGCGCAGTTGACTTCACCGACCGGCAGGTTTCGTCGCAGTTGGTTGTAGGCGGGGTGTCGTTGCTTACACTTGTTCTGAGCGGATACGTTTTCGCTGCTACCTACGATGACAAATGGAGCCACCGTGGACCTTCTGACTTCGATTCGCCGTACCGTCGTTCCTATGGTGATGGGGTGGGTGGCGACGCTGCCCATTAGCCCGTATGTGGACGAGGCTGCTGTGGAGACTGCGCTGGTCGCGCTGCTGGGTGCGGCCTACTACGCGGTGATGCGGCTGCTGGAGGACCGGGGCGTGAAGGTCGCGTCGTTCCTCATCGGCCTCGGGTTCACCGTCGCACCCCGGTACGAAGACGAGTGAGAATCGTTAAGCGCGCCGAGTGGGGTGCTGCGCCTGCGGACCACACGACCGAACTGACCCCGGCGCTCGTCCGCCTGTTCGTCGTCCACCACACCGCCACCCCGTTCCGAGGGTCACGGTCCATCCGTGGGATTCAGGCGTTCCATCAGGGGCCGGAGCGGTTGTGGTCGGACATCGGCTACAACTTTTTGGTTGCGCCGGATGGGATGGTGTATGAGGGTCGGGGCTGGGCGTTCCGAGGTGCCCATGCGAAGGGCCACAACTTCGAGTCCATCGGCGTCGCCTACGTCGGGTTCGGGGATCGGCCTGTTCCGAGTCCGGCGAAGCGGGCGATCATGGACCTGCATCGGGAGGCGGAGAAGCGGTTCGGGGCGTTGGAGGTTGTGGGGCATCGGGATGTGGGCAGGACGGCGTGTCCGGGGAACACGCTTTACCGTTGGGTCGCGCAGGTGGACACTGACGAGCCGCAGCCTCGTTCTAGGGGCGTGGTGGCGGAGAAGGGGGAACTCGCCGCACAGCGCATCTCAGAGCGTCTTAGCCCTATTCCTGACTTGCGGGATGGTTGGCGTCGGCAGATGTCGCGTATGGGGTGGTTGCGCCGCCGGTAGTTGACGGTAGCGTTCACGCCGTCGTCTACGGGAAGGGGTACGGCGTGAACGAGTTTCTTGAAGCGCAAGGTGGGCTGAAGCCGCCGGGTACGTCCGGCTGGTGGGATCGTGTCCTGCCGGAGCTGTCGGATGGGCAGCGGGCTGACTTGTTGGAGGCTGGCCGGTCGCGGGAGATTTCTCACCGGGCTATTGCGGTGGTGCTGGGGAAGTGGGGGCATACGGTGACTCCTGCGCAGGTGGGGCATTGGAGGCGCACTCATGTCCGCTGACGAGTTCCTGAAAGTCCAACGAGACATTTCCGATGCTTCGGTGCCTCGCCGGTCGCACCCCAAGGGGTGGGAACCGGGGGTCGACACGGCGAAGGGGACGCTGACCGTTCAGGCGGGTGAGACGCCGCCGCAGGACTGGTCGGCCATCATCCGCGAACTAGGGCTCGACCCCGAGGCGTGGACGGTGGACGAGTCGCAGCCGGTGCAGGTCCGAACGTGGGATTCCGGGGACCGGCGGGCGTTCTACTACCGCGCCACCGTCATCCCCGCTGCGGGCGCTGCCGGACCGGACGTGGACGACCTGATTCGTGAGGTGAAACGGCGCAAGCCGAAGCCGCCGAAGGACGTGCTGGCGGAACGGGCGCTTGTCGTGTGCTTGGCGGACTGGCAGGCGGGCAAGTCGGACCACGGCGGGGTGGAGGCGCTGGTGGAGCGGCTGATGGCGCTGAAGGATGCGGTTCCGAAGCGGGTGAAGGAAGCGCAGAAGACCGGACGACCGATTTCGGCCCTGTACGTCGTGGGGATGGGCGACATGGTGGAGAACTGTGACGGCCACTATCCGCAGCAGACATTCTCCGTCGAGCTGGACCGCCGCCAGCAGGTGAAGTTGGTCCGGCGTCTCCTGACGATGATGCTGAGCGAGTGGGCGAAACTGCCGGTGAAGATGGTCGTCGGCGCGGTCCCCGGCAATCACGGTGAGAACCGGAAGAACGGCAAGTCGTTCACGACGTTCGAGGACAACGACGACCTTGCCGTGTTCGAGCAGGTGCAGGAGATTCTTGGCGCGAACCCGGAGGCGTTCGGACACATCGGCTGGGTCATCCCCGATGGGGACATGACGCTGACGTTGGACGTGTGCGGGACGGTGGTGGCGTTCGCGCACGGCCATCAGGCTCGCGGGTCCGGCATCCCCCTTGCGAAGTTGCGGACGTGGTGGAAGGGAAAGATGGCGGCGATGCACCCGGTCGGGGACGCCACCGTCCTCGTGTTCGGCCACTACCACCACCTTCAGGTGCTTCAGGACGGGCCTCGGACCATCTTCGGCTGCCCGTCTAACGATGGTGGGTCGCGCTGGTTTGAGGAGCAGGGAGGGCCGACGACCGCCTGTGGCACACTCACCTTTGTGGCCGATCAGGACGGGTGGCATGACCTCAGAATCCTCTGAGCCGGACGAGGCTGACATCGCGTGGCATCGGGAAATGGACCGAATCGTCGACGAGTGGGACGACGAGCCGATGTTTGAGAAGTGGCGGCGGGGTCAGAAGTGGAACTGAACCTTGGCCCTTACACGGTCAAGGTCGTATCCGACGAGGCCACGGACCTGCTGCTGGCCGAAGAGTCGTTGGAGGGCGACTCGGACGTGAAACGTGGGCTGATCCGGGTTCGGTCGGACTTGGACCATGCGCGCCGGTCGGAAATCATCCTGCACGAGCTGCTGCACCATGTTGTAGGGCTGACGCATCTTGCGGTGAAGTGGTCGGATGAGGAGCAGGAGGAGACGATCCGGGCGCTGTCGCCGTGGCTGGCGATGGTGGTTACGGTTCACGCGCACGATTAGGGGCCGAGATAGGTGTCGAACCTGCTGAAAGCCGAAGCGCACGGCGGGTGACCCCGGTTCGAGTCCGGGCGGCTCCACCAACGCGAAACGGCCGCCCCACGGGAACGTGGATAGGCGGCCGTTCGCGTGTGGTAGTGCTTGGCACCCCTGCCTAACCCTGACCACGACGGTCAATCTAGTTGACAGCCCCGCCGCCGTCAACTAACTTGACGGGTATGGCAGCGCACCCGCGTCCGAGCAACCGGGAAGCGCGCCCCTGCGGGGGCCGGGGCCGCCCCTCCCTCGGCCAACTCTCCTACCGGCCCCCGCAGGCCAGACCTACAAGGAGCACGGATGCTGCGCAAGATCGTTGAGATGCAGTTTGAGCTGAAGAACGGCGGCCAACAGTCTTTCGGGTCGTGGCTTCAGAAGCAGCGGCAGCGTGGCGCGTCGCTGCGAGCTATCGCGGACACGGTGGAGAAGAACACCGGAATCCCGGTGTCACACGAGTCTGTTAGACAATGGCTAGTGGAGGGATGATGGAACGCGAACCGCTTTCAGAAACCGCCCTTCGTGAGGAAATCACGCTGCTGAGAGAGCAGGAGATACGTCTTCGGCAGTCTCTCGGCCGTGTCGAGCATGAGCGTCGGATGCGCGAGGCGGAGTACATCGCGGTCCGGTCCGACGCCATTCTGGGAGCAAGGATGAACGACGACTGGGAGTGACATGAACGACAACCTGCGCATGATGCTAGACGCCTCGAACGACCTGCTTGACACGCTGCGAGGCGAACAGGCAAAACTCGAACAGGTGATGTTCGCCTTGTACGAGGAGATTGAAGACAACCCGGAGTCGTCCGAAGTTGCCCCGATGCTTGCTGACGCGAACAAGTATGCGAAGGCGGCGGAAGGGACGCTCGCGGCTCTGCGGGATTACATCACCGACATCGGGAGGGAACTGCTGTGACCACACCTGCGCTTGCTCAGAACGTCCGTGGCAAAGGCCGCCACTACCAAAACCCGGCAGACGGGTCACTCGTCCCCAGCGTGACGAACGTGATCGGGATGATGGACAAGCCTGCGCTGCCGCGCTGGTCTGCGAAGATGGTTGCGGAGCGGGCGGCGCTGATGAAGCACTCGCTCGCCAAGATGGAAGACGGCGACATCGTGGACACGCTCAAAGCAGTTCCGTGGCAGCGGTCCAACAGGGCGGCCGACCGAGGAACGTCCATCCACGAGTACCTCGAAGCGCGTCTGAACGACTGGGAGCCGGAGCCGCTGTCAGAAGACGCGGAGCCGTACCGGGCCGCCGCCGACGACTTCATGCTCCACGCGGACATTCAGGTGGTCGAGACGGAAATCACGATGTTCCACCCGCTGTACGCCGGAACCGCAGACTTTGTGGCCCGGATCGACGGGACGTTGACGCTCGGCGACTTCAAGACTTCCAAGGCCATCTACGACGAGGCTGCGCTTCAGCTCGCTGCCCTGTGGGGCTGCTACACGGACCAGCATGGTGACCCGGTTCCGTGGCGCGAAGGCGACGGTGAGATGCCCGAGTTGCGTGTGGTCCGTATCGGTCAGGACGGGTGGGAGCAGAAGACGGTCGCCAACCCGGAGGCGAGCCTGTCTGCGTTCTTCGGCCTGCTGACCGCATGGCAATGGAAGCACGACAAGGCTTGGGTCGATGGTTGACCAGAAGATTATGGGTCTAGAGGCGCAGCGGCTTCGGACCCGCGTCCTGCATCTGGAGTACGCGATTGGCAGGTTCTTCACTGACGGTGATGTGGAGCGTCTGCGCCGTGCGTACTCCAACGAATGGGTCCAACCGATAGGAGAAAACCGTGAGTGAGCAACTGTACGAACTGTCACGCCCGTTCCCCGAGTCCCTCATCAAGCAGAAGCCCGGCAAGTTCGCCGCGTCCTACGTCGAGCACTCTGTCGTCGTGCAGCGGCTGCTGGAAGTCGTCGGCCCGTTCAACTTCACCATCGACCAGCCCGTGACCAACCCGGACGGGACCGTCACCGGCTGCCTTGCGACGCTGGAGTGCTGGATCGACGGTGACTACATCACCATCACCGAGGTCGGGGACGTTGAGCACCCCGGCCAAAACAACGGGTCGAACCTGAAGAACGCCGCGTCTGACGCGCTGAAGCGCTGCGCCGCTCGCATCGGCCTCGGCACACACCTCTGGAGCCAAGAGAACTACTACCTGCACACCAGCTTGCAGAAGCGTCGAGCGAAGGAGGAAGACGATGAGTGAACCCTACGTCTCCAACGAACGCGCCGAGCTGCTGTCCCTCCGCGTCCGCGTTCACGAGGTGGAGGAACTTGTCGGCCATTACGAGCGGACGACGGTGGACCTGTTCAACTACATCCGAAACGTGGACGGTCTGCCGGACTGGGACGAGTGGAAAGAAATCCGGTTGCAGATTGCGGAGGTGATTGAGAACTATGGACCTGATCGCTCTGACGGCCGAAGCGAATCGGCTCTCCGGCCTGCTTGATAAGGGCATCCTCGCGTTGCGTGACGCTTCGGTCGCTTATGCTGAGGCGGAGCACGCCTACCGTGAAAAGAAAGCGATGGCGTATCTTGAAACGGAGTCCGGGACCGTAGCGGAACGGGAAGCGCATGTTTACGCCATCATGGGAGATTTTCGTCGTCGTCGTGATTTGGCTGACGGTGAGAGGCTGGCGGCGCTCGAAGCAGTCCGTTCCCGGCGGACACAGCTCTCGGCCGTCCAGTCGCTCCTCGCAGCCCACAAGTCGGAGGCCGACTTTGCCCGAACTGGACCCCGATAGGGTCGC